CAGAAACTGGTAGAATCTACATCATGAATATTGACCATTGTAATTCTCATTCGTCCTTCATGGACAAGGTTGAGATGAGCAATCTGTGTCAAGAAATTACTCTTCCTACTAAACCTTTACAGCACATTGATGATGAATCTGGGGAAATTGCTCTCTGTATCCTTTCTGCTATTAATGTTGGTAAAATTAGGGATTTGGAAGATCTTCAAGTTCTTTGTGATCTTGCTGTTCGCGGTCTTGATGAACTCATTGATTTTCAAGGATATCCCGTCAGAGCAGCAGAGATTGCAACCAGAGCACGTCGTTCATTAGGTATCGGATATATCGGTCTTGCACACTACCTTGCTAAGCAAGGATATAAGTATAGTGATCCTAGTGCTTGGAAGTCCGTTCATGACCTTACAGAGGCATTTCAATATTATCTAATTCGAGCAACTGTCAACCTTGCAAAAGAAAAAGGTGCTTGTGAATACAGTAGTAGAACCAAGTATGGAAATGGAATTCTTCCGATTGATACATATAAACATGACGTGGATGAAATAGTACCGAATGATCTTAACTATGATTGGGAAAGTCTTCGGGATGATGTCATCAAATATGGGGTAAGAAACAGCACTTTGTCTGCACAAATGCCTTCAGAGAGTAGTTCTGTTGTTTCAAATGCAACGAATGGAATCGAACCACCCAGAGGATACTTATCTATCAAGAAATCCAAGCAAGGACCACTCAAACAGATTGTTCCTCAATATGGGTCTCTTAAAAATAATTATGAGTTACTGTGGGATATGGAGTCCAATCGTGGTTATATTAATATTGTTGCTGTGATGCAGAAATTCTTCGACCAAGCAATTTCTGGTAATTGGAGTTACAATCCTAAACATTATCCTAATAATGAAATTCCTGTGTCTACCATGGCACAAGACCTTTTAACTACATACAAGTACGGTTGGAAGACCAGTTACTATCAAAATACATACGATATCAAAACGGATGAGGTAGAAGAACCTACAGAGTCCCTTGATACTTTAGTTTCTCAATTAGAAAACGCCGAGGAGGAAGACTGTGAGTCTTGTAAAATTTAAGACAAACAAAGAGGAAAGACCAATGGTCGAAGCAATGACCGTTTTTAATTCGGAAGTGGTTGATACCATGAAACAACCAATGTTTTTTGGTAAACCATTAGGTATTCAGAGATATGATTCATATAAGTATCCAATCTTTGACAAACTCACAACGCAACAATTAGGATACTTCTGGAGACCTGAAGAAGTATCCTTACAGAAAGACCGTGCAGATTATCAAACACTTCGTCCTGAACAGAAGCATATCTTCACTTCCAACCTGAAGTATCAGATTATGTTGGATTCTGTTCAGGGTCGTGGTCCCGGAATGGCGTTCATTCCCTATTGCTCCTTACCTGAATTAGAAGCCTGTATGGAGGTCTGGGGATTCATGGAGATGATTCACAGTCGTTCTTATACACATATCATCAAAAACGTTTATGCGGATCCCTCAGATGTATTTGACCACATCTTGACTGATGACCGCATTGTTGAACGTGCAATGAGTGTGACTGAAGCATACAATGATTTTGTTAATGCAGCACATCAATATGATAGTAGTAATGATTGGAAACACGCATTAGAAGAAGTCCCCTATGCACAAAACTCAAGGTATGAACTCAAGCGCAAACTCTTTAGAGCAATTGCAAATGTTAATATTCTTGAAGGTATTCGTTTTTACGTATCATTTGCATGTAGTTTTGCTTTTGGCGAACTCAAGCTTATGGAGGGAAGTGCAAAAATCATCTCATTAATTGCCAGGGATGAGAATCAACACCTTGCTATTACTCAGAATATTCTGAAGAAGTGGAGAGAAGGTGATGACCCTGATATGGCAAAAATCTTTAAGGAAGAACAACGTTGGTTGTATTCCATGTTTGAAAGGACTGTAAACGAAGAAAAAGTCTGGGCAGAATATCTGTTCAAAGATGGTTCTATGATTGGTTTGAACGATAAACTGCTACAGCAGTATGTTGAATGGATTGCCAATCGCAGAATGAAAGCAATTGGACTTAAACCGATCTATGACGTACCCGCAAAAAATAACCCACTTCCCTGGACGGAACATTGGATTTCGTCGAAGGGTCTCCAAGTTGCTCCTCAGGAGACAGAAGTTGAATCCTATATCGTCGGAGGAATCAAGCAAGATGTTACCGAAGACACCTTTGCCGGATTTAGTCTCTGAGTCATACGCAGCATATAGAGAGGCAGCAAAATCTGATGCCTTTCTTTTTGGTGATTATGATGCGTATAAAGCATTTGAAGATTTGGATCAAGAGGACCCTTAGTGGTCCTCTTTTTTTTATAAATATCTTCATAGAAGGTATAAGAATTAAAAATGAGACCCTTATCACAATCAGAATACGGAGAGATCAAAGATCTTTATAAGAGTGTATATTCTCCCACTGAAACTATTGAGGAAGAACTTGTTTATGAAATTTGTGATGAGTTAATTGAAGAACTCATCACAGAAGGTTATTCCAAAGAAGATGCTATCGATATTGTAGAAGATGCCACCAATGATTATATTGATGAGGCAAAGGTAACCTTTGGTAGTGACACTGCTCCTATGAGAAAGTCTGGTGCTCCTGTAGGTGCTAGAAGAAGATTTGCTATGAGAAGAGCAGGAGATGCCGTCAAGAAGGCAGGAGATGCTGCTAAGGGTGCTGTTGATAGTGCTAAGAGAAAGGCATCTGTTGCTAAGGCAGGTGCTCAGATTGCAGGATCAATTGCTAAGGATGAGGCAAGGAGAGCAGGACGTAAGGCAGCACTAGCTGTCACCACAGCACCAGAAAAGGCAAAGGCAGCTGCATCTGATGCTAAGAAAAAGGCAAAGAGTGGAATTAAGGGATTCATCAAACGTCAGGCACAAAAGGTTGTCAGTCGTATGAGTGAAGAAGTTGTTGATGAGAAGTTCTCTATGGCTGCTGACCCTGAGAAAAGGGCAATTCCTCGTCCTACTACAAAGGCAGAAAACAAGAAAGGTATGAGTGCGAGATCTCGTGCCATCAAGGCAGTGGGAACTCAACGTCGTCAAGATAAGGAAGTTGGTATCTCTGGTCAGAAATCAAAAAGAGTTTATAAGGAAGAACTTGAAGCAACCGGATTGTTCTCCGATCAAGAGATTGATGCAATACTGGAGGCAATGAGCAACTATGATCGTGCCCGTAAGAGAGCAGCAGAAAGAGCAGCAGCAAGAAATGCTGCTAGAGATGCTGGTAAGACTGGTGTAGTTCCTGGTGTAGGTTATGTAACTCCTAGAAGGGAAAGAGAAACCTATACTGACGAGAAAGGAACCGTCCGTCATAAGTCTGGAGCAAAGATGCCCAAAGACTGACATAATTCTTTGAGAGGGCTTGACACCCTCTCTTTTTTTGTTTAGACTAGGTTTGTCCCCGTTAAAGATAAATAATAGCTCATTGAATTCTATACAATGAGTTATGATAATCCATGGATTTATGATGGGAAAATATTTGAGTCTGATTTTATTTGCGACTACTTTGGGTTTGTTTACTGTATTACCAATAAGTCAAACTCACGACGTTACATTGGTCGAAAGTATTTTTGGTCGTTTAGAAAACCTCCTGGAAAAAAGAGAAAAGTAAAACAAGAATCTGATTGGAAGAAGTATTATGGTTCTTGTCCGGAGTTGAAAGAAGATATAAAAAAGTATGGCAAAGAGTTCTTCAGTAGAGAAATACTAAGTCTCCATGAGAAGAAGGGAGATTGTAACTTTGAGGAGACCAAGCAGCTTTTTCTCAATAATGTCTTGTCCGAGTCTCTTGACAACGGATGCCCTGCATATTATAATAGTAATATTCTCGGACGCTATATGCGAAAGGACTATGGTAACTTTGGAAAAAGCTCTATTGATAACACATGATTGGGCAGTTGATAGACTGCACACTCTCTGTGACTTGAAGACAGATGATGTGTTAGAATCCGTTGAGAATGCTCATGCGATTC